TCTCTGAGCTACCAACCTTCACCCCTACTGATTTATATAATCTCAATGTAATATTATTTATTCTTTTATTTTTACCTTGTGATGTTCCTTCAGTACCGCCAGCATCTATTCTCATAGTCTGTAATGTAGATTTATAATTAAAACCTATATGTGCCTTTTGTACTGATCTAGCTAAAGTTACTGTACCAGATGATACAGTTCTGTCTGGATGTGTTGCGCCATCACCCAGGACAACAATCTTTTCACCTTCTAAATGTGTTAAACCAGATATAGATGTTGCTGCTGTGCTATCATATGTAAGACCGCAATCTACAAAGTAAGCATCTTTTATATCTGTGCCAAACTCATAATTACTTAAATACTCTATATACCTCACTGTTGATCCATTAACAGTTCTCTTTACAATCATATAAAGATCATCTTCATCTGCTGTTCCTGGTATTGTAGCAATAGATTCAACAACAGCATTACCTTGATTTGTTGTTGCCAGCCTAACTGGATCGCTGGTTTCTATTGTTGTATAGCCAGTAGTTTCTGGATCAGTTTCAGTTATTGTAATTACGTTTGCCGCTGGATTAGCTACAGTAAAATCTGAATGTGCATTTATCCTGGTAAATATATTATCAGCTGTTGTGTTGTTGTCTGAGTGTGGCCTAAAGCCAAATGTAGTGTCAGAAGGATCAGAAGCACCAGCAGCTTCACTTATAAACGTAATTGTTTCTCCATCTGTCTTAGTAATTTTTATTGTCGTGCCTACAGCTATATTTGCATAATCTGTAACTGTTATTGTAGCATCACCAAACCTACCGCCTAAAATATGCTCGTGCCAAGCAACAACTTGTTCTTCTCTTCTATAAGTCATACCGACTAGAAAACCATTAGTAAGCACACACCAAATTACATTATCTGGTTCTTGTTGCCAGGCCATTTCTACAATACCAGTTTCAGTAATATGTTCTGCAAGTATCGTTAAATCTGGCGCATTATAACTATCGGTATCAAAATTAAATACTAATTCTCGCAACTTTCTTAAAGCTCGTTGAACGAACAATGTTACTGGTCCTACATTTATAGGCTGTATATCTGCTGTTCCATAACTAGCTTGTCGTTTTATTTGTGCATTAGTTGGACTAAGTGGTTCAGCAGATCCACTAGCGGACACAGCAAATTCACCACCACTTGTGCCAACAATTAAAACCCTAGATGATGCTAGGTATCTTATGACGTTTACTTGACTAGATCCAATAGTATAACTTAAAGCATCCGCTGCATCAGCGCCATCTGCAAAATCTTCAAAGTCACCAGCAACAGAAAAGAAAACTGTTTGTGGCTGAGTTGTTGTTCCAGCAAAAACTAAGCGTTCTTCATAAAAACTAACACACGCTGGAAAACCAGTTGTTTCAGAAAAAGCTCCTAAACTAAAATCATCGTCTGCTTCTAGCAAACCAGCAACAGTGATTGAAGCGCCAGCAGCTTCATCAACAACATCTACTGAAGGTGCAAATAACATTGTATCGTCTGTTACCTGGACAAGTAATGCAGAACTATTATTGTTTGCAGACGTACTAGCGCCAGTAATAACAACCTTTTGCCCTACCTTAAAACCTTCTTTTACAAAGTTTGCAGCACTATCAACTATTCTATCATTATGTTCTAAGCCAGTAGCGCTTGGATCTCCTTCAGCAAAGCTAAGTGTTGTTCCTGTCATACTGGGCATTAATTCAGTTCTGCCAGCTGTATTTTCTTGAACAGTTGCTGTTACAGTTGTTGCATTTGTAAATGCAGTAATCTTTGCAAATCCATCATGTAATTTAACTAATCTTCCAACATCTGTTGAAGCAAACAAATCGGCACTTGCTGTAATTGTTACACTTCCGGTTCTACCATTAGCCGTTAATGTTGTTGACGTAGTATTAGGATCTTGCATAGGACCACGCCTAAAATCTACAGCGGTGAAGGTCCATGCTGTATGGCTTGTCCTGGTTATTTTATAAACTGGGTGCGATGGATGTACTAAATACATAACATCTGCGCTTTGTGTAAACTTAATTTGTGCTACTTCAGCCGAGCTGTAAACTGTTGCAACCTCAACGGCAGAGCCGCCACTTGATACAGTTCCACCATCCTTATGTATTCTAAAATATAAATTACCAAATTCTAAAATGTAAGCTTGCTCAACATTAAATTCAAAAGGTATTAATCTTGTTGCATTAGCACTGGCTTTTACTGTGTTTACGTAAATTGTGCCAGGCCTTCTGCTTGCACCACCATGAGGATGCACTGTAAAGTTTTGCATGGTCTTAGAACCATTAAAATACTTACTTATATCAGTGCGGCCATCTAGCCTTGGCGATAGCTCACCAGCTGTAAAATTATTTAAGGTTGGTGAAGCCTTGGCCATTACAACCTCGCATTAATAAATGTATTAGCAGCTAATACTTCACTATCAGTTATGCTTGCAGTGTTTGTGGTGTTTCCTTCTGTAGCATCTACAAACCTAGCTTCTGTAAGTTTGTTTCTATAAAGATCATACATTGTTGCAGTCAATGTAGTACTACCTATCAAAGCATAAGCAACATCAGCAGCTATTGCTGCTTCGATGGTATTAATTAATAATTGATCGTATTCATTAGGATCTAATTTTCTTGCAACATAAATTAGATCTACTGAGCTTTCATCAGTAAGAAGCTTACGGCCTTCAATTTCAAATTTAATTTCTGGATCTGAAAGTTTTAAAACTCTTAAACAAAATGGATCTGTAGGTAATGTAAATTGATATGAATATGTAAAACTAGGAGCTTCAGAGTCAGCTGCTAAAGTTTGTCTTGATATTAAACAGTTCCAAGGATGCGCTCTAAAAACACTATCCCTTACAGATCCATATCGCTGATTACATATTCTGCCAGCCTTACTATCTTCATTTAAAGCAAGGATAGTAGATGCGCCTATCATATTTAATGCTGAGTTACATATATCAACCGCAGAAGCCATTATTAATTCCTATAAAAAAGGCAACGCATTTCTGCGCTGCCCTGGTTGTTAGTTTATAACGTATTCAATAATGAATGACATTGTACCAGCTGTACCGCCAGTTGCATTGAATGTAGCCGCTACATAATACACACCAGTTGGATCAGTGCTATCACCAGCAATGGTGTAAACCTTTTGTCCAGCAGTGTTTATGTCGGCTGCTTCAAAACGAACATCTGTCATTGCTCCAGCATCTGCGACACTACTTGCAAAACAATCTTCGCTTTTTACAACGCCAGCACTTGTGTATAGACCAACATTAAAGGTACATGAGCCACCAAAGGTGTCTGTGCCTATTTTTAATGATGTAATACTGGCATGAGTTGGTATTGGAGCAAGCATAACAATATCATTGTCTGTGCTATCTCCAGCAGCTAGCTCTATTGTGCCTTGTGCTATACGAGTAACACCTTGTAAAAGGCTTGCATCACTCATTGTATAGTTGGCTTCAAAATTGGCTACGAGATCAGAATTTAATGTTGTCATTTTCTATCTCCCTTTAAGCTGATTCATCACAAAGGACTGAAACCACTTTAGCTTCTTCCATTCGTGTTGCACCAAAAGTTGAACAATAAAAGACTTGTGTGCTGTAACTCTTATCAGCACGCTCATCAATTTTCGCCATAACATCTTTCCCTACAGCAAGCTTGATCCCATCTTCAGCCCAAGCAAAGCAAGTTCTGATATTGGATGCTACAGCTAACCTGGTAGACATTATGAATTTAAAACCCATGAATGTGTCTACTTCACCAGCAACAAGCGCCTTAACAGTATTAAAATCGCTTGATGTGATTTGTGTAGTACCAAGTAAAGCTTCAACTTGTGCTGGAGCTACGGCAATATATCTAGGAATAGATGGATCTACAGAACCTTCATCCAAGATTTTCTTTGCGCTTATAAGCTTTGCTATAGTTAAATCAGCTGAACCATGAGCAATAATATTCCCAGCATCCATAGCTGTATCTGTACTACCACTTGATCCAGTTTTTGATGTACCAGTAGCAGCAGCTATGATTGAATCATCCATTGATCTGCCCATTGCAGCAGCAGCTGCTTGAGCATATGTAGATGTAGGATCTATTAACATTCTCACTTTGTCAGCATCATCAATAAGATCTGCCCACTCATAAGTGTCCATAGTTACCATTCGTCTTGAATGAGGTGTATCAAGAATTTGTGTATCAGCGTGTCTGCTAGTTCGCTTAACAGCTGCAACACTTCCAACTTGATCGAAAAATGCTTTCTCACCAGTTACGGATTCTTCTGATACAGAACCACGAAGCAAAGAACCTCTTTGCTGCGATAATAACTGTACGTTAGAACTAAACTGATTAACGAAAGCTGTAGTGATTTGTGAACTCATTTCACTTTCTCCGTTAGTTTAAGATTAAAATTAAAACGCTACCTGGTGAATCCAGACGTAAGTTATTTGGTGTTGCGAGGGCCTTTGCTTATCTCGACTACTTTGCTAGTGCTTTTTTTTGAAGGGCCATTTGGCTTATCTCCCTTTTCGCACCATTGCAAATACTTGTCAGCTCTATCTAGTGGATCATCTATAATCCTACCAGACCCAGTTTCGAGTACCATTCTCAAAACTTCAAGCCTAAATTCTTTTTCATCCATTATACCATTTCCCTATATCGCATAGCTTCATCGACATAAAAACTATGTTGTGGGTGTTTTGCATCCCAATAAGGCGTATCTGGTGCAGTAAGCTCAGATAACTTTTCTGAAGCTTCGCTTGGCGATAATCCACCAGAGGTTTTAACGCCAGCTAGTGTATCTTCACCCATTTTTTCTTTCATATATTGTCCAATATTGACCATTGTTTTAATAATTGCTGGATGATCGCCTAGTTTCATACCATTACTAAGTGTTAAATCTTCAAATTCTTCTACTGGTATAGAGCTAAAATTCTCTAAAACGCCTTTGCCTACAGCCATTCTATCGTCAAAAGCCTGGCCATATTCCTTTTTTAAATCTAATGCTACCTTGTTTATCTCATCTTCAGTAACACTTGCTGATTGCTGGACCTGGCTTCCACTAAATTCATTATATTTATTTAATAAATTTTGAGCTTGGTGCGGCAATAACCCTACTTCATGTGCTGTTTTTTTAAACCAATTAACCATATCAGCATTTTCTG